GCCGTTTAGCATTGGTCGCGCTGAATGACATTCCTCTCGAAAGGAATATTGGGCTTAAGACCTGGCGTTGATCCACGCCATCGTGCTTCTAGTTGTTGGATGGCTAGAATTCACGTAAAGCGACACATCCTATCAAGGAGAGGAGGGACTTTTATGTCCGAGCGCCGTGACATCGAGTATGTCGGGCAATATCGCAGCTCTGCTCGAGCAAAAGAGGCCCTCAAGCGTGGAGAGGCATTCGTCGATTCGGCCATGGTAGATTGGTCGTTGTTTGCAGAATGGAGTGACGAGTACTCTCTAAATGTAGAGAGGGATAACAAGAGTGTCTGGGACCCAAGATGGTTGGTCCGAGGGCTTGCCAGATTTGGCAATACCGTTCCAACCTCCCTCGCAACAAAGTTCTCATCCCGACAAGATCCTCTTTCCCGAAACGTTGGGAAACGATCACCTGGAAGAGCCTCCGACGAGACGGAGTCTTCAGGAGCAGCCGAAGGTACCGAATCTCGAGCCGTCCGTGACTCCAGCGGAAGTAGACGACGACCTTCACCGTTTGATTTTGTTGAGCTGGGAAGCGGGAGAGCTTATCTCGCCGATCGCAAGCCTCAGCGTGGCGGTGGAAGTCGAGACGTTGGGTTCGACCCCGTGGTTTATGAACGCGCGAAAGCTGCAACGTTACGAATTGCGGGTAGTCGATCGAGAAGGTACACACCTCTTGATGAGCATGAGGTGGTGGCTAAGGTTATTCACTTGGACAAGTCTGCTGGCGCTCCTTTCTTCACTAACACTGTACATGTTCTGGATCGTGGGATTCAGAGGAGTAGGGACCTGGCTGCTGGTAGGAGGGCTTTTGACCCTTATGTGGCATATCGCCGTATCCAGCACAGTAGCAATGGTCCTAAAGGTAGGTTGGTATGGGGCAGTCCGTTGGCTACGACTCTACTGGCTGCGTCGTTTGCGAAAGCAGCGTACAAAGGCCTCGTCCGACGACACTGTTTCTCTTATGGATATCAGAAGGCTGAAGTCGGATCGTACATCTCGGAGTTCCAAGCCCGAATGAAGAGAGTGTACTGCCTGGATTTCTCAGGTTTCGACTCTTCTGTGCCACCCTATGTCATTGGGGATGCTTTTGACATCCTAAAAACTCACCTTGACATGACTAGTGAAGAAGAGGATTTGTATTACCGTTTGACCAATGATTTCATCCATGCAAGGATCATACTACCGGATAGCTCTGTTTATCAGAAGCATAGAGGTATCCCGTCCGGATCACCTTTCACATCGTTGATCGGTAGTATCTGTAACCTTCTCATTCTCAACTACATCTGGATCAAATTAACGGGTGTGGCTGTGCGAGAGGACAGGACTCTAGTCCTTGGGGACGATTCGATCGTTGCAACTAACTCCAGTGTCAGTCTAGACGAGATCGCTAGAGCCGCTAGCGAAGTGGGCATGGAGATTAGTGTCGAGAAGAGTAAAGTCGCTACTCGAAACGACAGGGTGGAGTTTTTGGGCCACGAGTGGGAGAATGGACGCCCCCACAGGCCAAAGCGAGACGTTGTGGTGCGGCTTGTGTTTGAGGAGAAACACAGGCCTAGAGATGTTACCATGACGGCTATGAGATTGTATGGATTTACTTCTGATTGTTATGAAGCGTACGATCTCGTGGTTGGGATATTACATCGTCCAGGGATGGATGTCTCTGATGTGCTCGTCAGGTTGGCTACCATGGCACGTGGCTCACCATTGGATTTGGGAGAGATCGGCGTTGGTCGCTTGAGGTACATTATCGCTCACGAACCTGAACTTCTGCCCTCAGGTCTGGATGCTAACGCTAAGTTGGCGGCAGTGGGAATGAAGTACTGAGC